CCCGCTTTAGAAATGGTTATTGCAGCGACAGCCAAGATTCCTATGGCTACCGCAACCATAAGCAACGCTTTTGCAAAACCGCTGAAGCCTCCCTTTGCTCCGGCTGCTGTTTTACCAGCTCCGGAAATAGCTCCTCCGATTTTAGAAACCGTACCGGCAACACCGGCAATAGATCTAATGAGCATAAATGCAGCTACCGCTCCAGCGACTGCTACAGTTATTTTACCAAGAGTGTCTTGAAGTTCGGTATTCCCGGCCAACGCAGCTGTGAGTCTTTCAAAAAACTCAATAGCACCGGCAATACCGTGTCCTAATCCGGCGAACAAATCATCGCCGAAAGTTTCTTTTAATTTATTTTTAATCCAATCAATAACAGGAGCAAATATAGCCTTGATGGAGTTCCATATTCCTGAGAAGAATCTTTTGAGATTATTCCATATGTTGATAATCTTCTGGCGCATTTCATCCGCGTCGATTCCTGCTTTCTTGAAGCAGTAACCTATGACAGAATCATTGCCTTTCATAAAATTAATAAAATCATCAATGATAAGGAACAGCAACAGAACAGCTGCTACAAACAAGGCTATTCCAATACCTTTTAAGGAAAATGCTGACCTTAAAACTTTGCCAACAACCTGTATGGCTGAGATAATCTTAGAGAAATTAAAGGCAAAAAACAACGCAGCCGCCGCTACAGCAACGAGTTTCAATAGATTTTGTACGCCTCCTAATTTATTAGCGAAAGCGATTACTCCATTGCTTATCCAATTAAGGACGCCCATTACTTTTGCAAATCCTGCTGTCATTCCCTTGGCTATAGATTCAGTTATGCCAAGACTACTGTTAACACTATCAAGCCAAAAGCCCCATTGATTTCGTATATTCAAAAGAGCATCAGATATGCTGTAATCAAGATTATCGAACGCTAAATCTATAGAATCGGTAGATCTGAGTATGGCTTCTTTGATGGTTTTCGCAGTGAGTTTTCCTTGCTCGGCCATATTGGAAAGCTCTTGGGTAGATACTCCGAGAGAGTCGGCTAACTGTTTAGCTAAAGCAGGAGTAGTCCTCAGCATTCTTGCAATATCGTGTGAGCTAGCTTGACCTGTGGCTATAATCCTTTTCAGATTGCTGTGCATTGTAGATATTTCGCCGTTTGAATAGCCTGCTGCTGCACCGAGTTTGTTGATATATTCAACAAACCTGGTTGCATCCTCAATAGGGAAGAGATCTGAATTCGCACTAACTAGATTAGTTACAGAATTTGCCATACTTTCATAAGATTGTTTACAAGCATTAGCAGAGTTGAGTATGTCTTTTTGTACGACAGAAGCATCTTGCTCCGCATCTACTATGTAGTTAATTCTGTCGTTTATCTGGTTAAACTCTTCTGTCAAATCTCTTATAGAAGCCAGCGAAATACCTATGCCAATAGCTCCAATTAGCTTAGTGGCGGTACTTTTTATGTTGCTTATTGTGTTGTTGACTTCGCTTACGCTGCTTTGATCAACCTGAAAGCCTACTTTGTTTATGAATTCAGCAACTGTCACGAACCGTCACCTCCAAATTAATGTCTTTTATTTTCTCTTTTCATTGCTTCTGTTTCTGCATTTTGGATATCAATGTCCATTTGATATAATGCGTACAACTTCAAAGCTTCATCAAGAGTGTAATCGGATTCAAGCTCCGATTTAGATGCTATTCTAGCTTTGATAAGTACATACATACGCATTTCTAGTTCACAAAATCGGCTTGTGTCTAGCTTTCCCCATTTGTCGAACCAATTTTGTCCATCTTCAGTCGCTTCTTCGCTTGGTCCGTAAACTCTTGCAGGCTTCCAGATCGGCCTGCTATTTTCTTGAAAAAACCACTGAAATTCTTCTTGATTACTTCCCAACAGAGAAGGATCATATCCTGAAATTCTCCGCAGAAGATTTCGTTTGCATCGTCATACGTCAAACGATTAACTTCGCCATCTTCGTTTTCGTATGAGATGTTTTTGTTGTTTACGAGAAGCTGCTTCATAAGATTTTCGAGCTTATATCCGTCAATTTGTGACAGAGCGTCTGAAATCGCAGGAAGAGCTTCTTCTATGTCCATATTCATTACGTCGTTTTCTTCCGGCTTCTTTTCGCCGTTTTCACCGTTTTCGTTCATACCCTTGACCAAGGGAGCGAAACTTCCGAGAACCGGGGCGAGTACCGAAGCAAGTTCTCCGCTGATTCTAGCGGCTGTAAATGCAGGGAAGGGCATAATGTAAAAGTTTACATTTCCTATTTTTTTCATACTAGTTTCTTGCTGTTTCATATTTGTGAACCTCCTAAATTTCAATTAATAAAATAAACAGAAGCCCTCTTTTGAGAGCTCCTGTTTACCTTAACGTTATTCAGACAGAGTGCCTGAGCCCGTGGCGATTTCCCACTCACGGTTGTTGGCCTCTTTGCCGAATCCTCTTGAAGCCGGTTTCGTAACCCAAGCAAAAGCTGTTTTGAAAACGAGTCCGCCTTTTAAGTCTTTGATCAATACCGGGAACATACCGTTGCCATTGGCAATATCGTTCTGGTATTTCTTCTGCAGGAAAGAGTTTGTAGCGGACGACTGCAAAACACTAAGCTTGACAAGATAAGTGTCATCAGGGCTAACGCTTCTAACTATCTCTCCGTCGCAACCAACCTTTTTGGACACGCCGTCACCGTTAGGATCGATAGTAATGAAGCTGTCATCAGCATAACCGGTAACTAAATGATTACCGAAAGAAACAGTTACCTGCTTGGGGTTATAAGTTTTTACTTTTGACATTACTTACATCCTCCTTTATTAGAGTGAATAGGTCAACGAGCCTTTAAGCTCTGCGAAATGAATCGCACCTGTGAGTCTAGCTACGAACTTGCAGTTTGAGAGCTTGCGGGCTTTCTTGTCGGAATCAGAGACGTTTGACGCAGGCGGTACAATCACCTGATAACCGAGCAACTCATTGCCTTCGTTATCATAAGTTGTTTCAGCGATGCCTCCGATGTCCTGTCCGCGCTGCAATGATGCCTCCATAGCGTTCTGCACGAGGGAGATACCTCCATCAGTGAACGGAATCTTTGCGTTAGCAAGGAACAAAGAGGCAACTGATACCTGCATATCATTCTTAAGCCAGTCACGGAAGCGAATGATATCGCACCACTCTCCGGAAAGAACCTGTCCTATCATAGTGATATTCTTTCCTCCAATGGTTGTGAGGTAGCTGATATGACCGTCTTTGAGGTTCGTGAGTTCTGCTTCTGAAAGTTCAGCAGGCTTTACTACCGAAACTCTTTTGAACGCTGCAGTTTCTGAGCCTGATTCATTGGCGAGCCAAGCGACTGCAAAAGCTACGTTTGCATACTTGTTTTCGGTAGGAATATTAGCAGCTGTCTGAGTGGATGACTCTTTACCGAAAACAGCTACTGTACGCGAAAGAGGGCTATTGACAGTAGCCTGATTTGCTCCGTTTGTTCCGGTGCCAAAGAACCCGAGCTCAGTGTAAACCATCATCTTTTCCTGATCTTCGATATAGGCAGCAAGAGCGGAGAGCTTGTTATTCTCAATACCTGCGGGGCATACTACATACCATCCGGGTGTTGCCATAGCTCTTGCAACAGCACTCTCGGGAGCTTCGGTTACTGTAACTGTCTGATCATTTTCTGTTGTTGTACTGGTCTGAAGCACAGCAATATAAATATGACTCGGAGAGGGATTCTGCGAAAACGCTACACGAGCAGCAACTCCAACAGGATCAGCAACAACAGCAGGATTAGCTGTATTATCATCGTTGATTGCCCAACCTGCTGCAGAAACCTCTTCAAGGCTAGAATAGCTCTTGACGGGAGCAGGGGCTGTTGCAGGGGCTACAGCAGGAGCGGGACCGACAATGAGAATGCTGTCAAAACTTGTCTCGTCAGCAATCGTTGTAGCAACATCAATCGTGACGTTAGCGATTTGATTATAGCTGTTAGTCATTCTATAATCCTCCTTTTAATTATTTATTCATCAGGTGATAATGCGGAGAAATACCCCATATCACCGTTTGTTTGGTTTGTTTCCTGAGTAAAATAGAACAAGACTTCCAGGCGCGAACGATATTCGTAGTTGTTATCGTTTATTGCGCCAGTCAAATCTTGTGCTTCTTTTTCAATCAGGATAGAGACATCGTGGGTATCACTCCACGATATACATTTTGGGCTGTTGAGATAATCAGCAAAAGCAAGGATTTCATCTATTGCGGTATTGGAATAGGCTATGATGTCGTCGTTGTCATTCTTAACAGGTTTTCCGTTTGTGAACAGATCAACAACAATAGGCATTTTGGATTGATAGTAGCCTATGATCGCGCCATCTTCAGTTACTCCGTTTTCGGCTTGCGGACGTCGAATGTTGCCCGGAGACAAAACAACAAGGGGGATTTGCGGTTTAGCTATTCTGCTTTGATTCGCGAATATAACATTATAATTCTCAAAGAATTCTGCTGCTATTTCGTAAAAAAGTTCTTTAGCTTCAATCGCCTTCATTTTCATCCTCCTCTTCGGGCGGTGATGTGTCTAATGTGTTTGAAGCATCACTAGGTAAAATCACAAACTTGTAATTCCAGTGCGATAAAATAGTATGGTCGTATTCAACCGAGGATTCGCACTCATACCAGTTCCCTTTGTAATACAAAAGGTCACCTTTAATGTCTTTTGAGTGGTCGGCAGATAGCAAAGGTACGCTTCCGTGTCCTTCCAACCTTTTGATAAGCCTTTCTCCTTCAGGCAGCGCGTTGATAGTATCTTCGCTGACCGGATGGATATGTAGGCTCGCTTTGAAATCGTGATGTGGAGTTGAAACGTATCCTTTTACAATTTGCGGTACTTCAAATCGTCTTACGGTATATTCTTTGTTGAATAAAGAGATGTTCATAGATTACTTCCTTCCTTTAACAACATAGTTTACCGATTGCCTCATTCGACCGGTATCGATCAAAGGTTTATCAGAGCCTTTTCTCTTGATAGTAGAGGGGGCGTTAGGTTCGAATTCTCCATTAACAATTTCTTCCTGAACTAGTCCTTTGATGTAGACACCAAGTTCATTCAATGCCGAATCCGTTGTGCCTCCGTTAGAGAGTACAGTATTGACTCTGTCGCAAGCAGATTGAAGCTCATCTTCGTGATTTTCGAAGCTTTGCTTCATAAACGGTCTTGATGGCGTCGTGGAAGTGCCTAATTCATTATAAGCTGCTATTTCTGCATAACTTGTGCCTTCATCGTCAGAAGCACCGTCCTGAAACCCAACTTGAACTTCAAGATTAGCCAGCTTTTGCAGTTCTGCAAAATACTTTTTGCCTTCCGGTGTGAGATCGCTCCATCCAAGGCTCATATTAATCAGTACCTCCGCTTGTTGTAATAGGCACTATGACAGATCTTCTTATGTGAAGATATTGCAATCCGTATGAAGTCAAACCAAGTTCTGCGTCCTGTGCAAGGTTTGTGCTCTGGTTCGCTCCAAAACTAATACTGCTTCCTCCTTCGGAGACACTGCTTAACCCAAAACCTACGCCAATACCGCCTAAATCTCCAAGGGGGTTTTCGCCATATCCAGCCATTTTCATTTTGTGACAAACTAGATAAGCTAAAGCCGATTCATATAGCTTTCTGAATTTTTTTTTGCTTACCATTGGCTTGACAACTTCTATCCACTTTTCTACATCTTCATTGACAACATCCTTAAATTCAGGACCGTAAAGACGGATATGTTCTAAAGTTGTCATATGGCGTCACCTCCTTATTTGGATTTTTTAGTGTACTTCTTGCTTTTTTTGCTTGTTTTATCGTTTTTTTCTTTTGCTGTGTCCGTCTCTGAAGTTTTTGCATTATCGGTCGGGACAGCTGCTGTTCTTTTGTTGTTTGAGTCCTTCGCTTTAGCAGAGGACTCATCAAGCAGCTGTAATGCTCCGCGTTCAGCAAGAACTTTTACGAGCGGATTGTGCACTATTGTGTTGGCGATGGATACTTTATCTCCGGGGTTAAGAAGTATATCGCCTATGAAAACAAGTTCGTTTCCGATGTTCTTGATAATCATTTTTACCTCCGCGTTCTAGCTTTGGTGGATTTGTTAGCTATTATTCTGCCTCTTTGTTTTTCTTGGCTTTAGCCGCTTTCTCTTTAGCTTCAGCTTCCTTCTTGGCTTTGGACTCGGCTTTCTTTTTGGCCTTTTCCTCCGCTTCTGATTCAGCTTTCATTTCAGCCTCGATTTTGGCTCTTTCTTCAGCGGCAATCTGCTTTCTCAGTTCTTCTTCAGCCTTTTTAGCTTCAGCAGCCTTCTCAGCGGAATTGTCGATTTCGAGAATCGCCGGATCAGAGTTAAGCAAAGCCTTGACACTGGGGGTGTTTGCTACTTCCTTGCTGATCTCAATAGAATCATCAGGCATAAGCAGCTGTGTGTTCACGAAAACCACCTTAGAACTTTTGTTAACGATCTTCATATATATTTAACCTCCATTAAAAAGTAATAGGTAAAAAGGGGTATTGCAGCCCCTTTTTACCCGTTGTTAAGTTTGTTTGTGATTAGCAAACGCCTACGGCGATCATTGCAGACAGGGGATAATAGACGATAGCGCCTGCTGTACGAGCCTCGCAAGGAACAATTACCTCGAGATTCTTTGTCTGAACAGGATACTGGTTGAAGGGCATAGGATTCTCCAAAGAGAGCTTTCTCTTGTCCTTAGTGAACAAGAAAGCTACACCCTGACCGCCAGAAGCGGCTGCATAGGGGTTGGTGCCGATAGAATCAGAATCGAGCTCCGCAGCGTTAACTACATTTTTGATGTAGGGGCTGTGTTCGAGAATGAACGAGAGAACGGTGGTGCTTGTGTCAGGAATGCGGCGAGTAGCGATATCCATATAAACCTCAGCAGGTACGCAGAGAGTATCGGGGCGCTCAACATTCTTCGTGATTTTGGCAACAGCCTTCGCCATACCGTTTACATCCGCAAGGATCTCGTCAGCTGATTTCTCAGTCCACTTGGTTTTGCTTGAAGCGTTTGCAGGAATTGTATAGAGCGGAATATTCTGTCCACTGGAAAGAACTCCCATAAGTCCGCTCTCTGCGTCGCCAGCCCAGGCAATCATATTGTTCTTGCTGTCAATAGCAAAACGTGCAGCCTCAGCCTTTCTGGTATCGAGAGACTTACCAGCAAGACGCGAAGCCCTCATTTCCTGAGCGGAATAGCCGTAAGAAGCACCGAGAGACTTGATTTCTGCGGTCGAAGGCTTACCATCTACATCTGCGCGGGGAAGATCTGTAGAATAGTTGTCGATAACCTTTGCAAGACCCTGCTTGTCATAGGTGTAGTATGTGATAGTCTCTGCTCCTTCGTCAGCCTCGCTGCTGATGGGGAAGAGGTTAAGAGCTGTGAGTTCGGGATACTCAACATCATAGGACTGCGCCTTGACGTAATCGAGCTCACGAGCAAAGAAAACTGATGCAGCGTCCTCACTGTCAAAACGGCAACCTTCCGAAGCCATAATGAAAGCGGGAACGCCTGAAGCTTTAAGAGCTTTGAGATCTCTCTTATCGTAATTCTTGGAACGATTTTTCATTACTTTATCCTCCTTTTGATTATTCGCTTGCTACAGGAGCAGCCGAGTTGAACAGGGTAATGGGAGCTATGCTCTGCGAATCGGCAGCACCATCAAATACTCCGTTCACCGCAATAGCATTATCGCCGGAAGCGTTAGTGAATTTACCCGCATCATTTCCTGAGATAATGAGGTAAAGACTGTCGCCGGCTGCAATGGTGAGTCCTGTCGCTGTCTTAGCGTAGATAGAGCCATAGCGCATTACGCCGATAGCTGCCTTGTTGCGGATGTATGTATTACCTTCAAGATCAAACTCCGTAGTGCGGTTATTAACCGTAACGCCAAGGAATTTGTCGCCTGTTGTGCCTGAAACAGGGAACTTGCACACATTGCCGCTGTCACGGATAACGCCGTATCCGAACTTCATATCGCCTGTATTTTCCTTGTTGATAAATGTGTCGATTTTGTTAGGTGCGAGATCGACAATACCGCCGGCAGCGCCGGCAACTGTTTTGAAATTGTAGCTGGTCTGTGCAGACATATTACTTGCCCTCCTTATTCATTCTTTTAATCATACGCTCGCGAGCTGCATCTGCACCTGAACGGCTTGATTTGCTATCAGCTCGTGTAGCTGTCTTGTTGAACATCTGCTTTTTCTGGAAAGCGGTGTCCTTTTTTGTGAGATCTTTCACCTCGTCGCAAGCAAGAGCATAAGCAGCGTTGATGAAGGTTGTACCTCTGCCGTCGAGCCTGAGATTAGGACGAACGGCTTTGATAATCTTTTTCTTCGCTTTAAGGATGCTCATGTTCTCCAAACCATCAAGGTTAAGAGTACGGCCGATCATTCCGAGCTGGATTCTTGTACGAACGATGGCGTCAACGGAATCAGCGTTCATAGTGCCGCTTTCGGAAGTTGTGGCTTCCTCCTCGTCGTCTTCATCCTCTTCGACAGTCTCCTCTGCCTCTTCGCTTTCATCCTCGGCTACTTCCTCGTCATCTCCGTCCTCAGAAGTTTCATCTTCGCCCTCGTCTGCGTTCTCTTCAGAGGCGATCTCTTCATCGCCTTCGTCCTCAGAGGTTTCCTCTTCGCCTTCATCCGTGTTCTCTACTGTATCAGTATCTTCATCGGATTCATCGACGTTTTCACAATCCTCTGATGTTTCCTCGCCGGCTTCGTCAAAGGCTTCTTTAGCAAGAAGTGTGTCAATAATATCAAGAAGAGTGTTGATATCCTCATCCTGATTAGCGATCACACCCTGAGCCTCCTCTGTCGACTCGGGGTCGCCGGCTTCGTCGCGGCGGTCACGGCGATCTTTTACGAGCTGTACCTGCTCTTCTACGCTTTCAGGCTCCTGACCTGAAGTAGCAACAACGGTGTCATCACCTTCGTTAGCAACCTCAGTGCCGCTTGCCTCGGTGTTCTCGTCGGTATTAGCAGCCATTCTCTCTGCGCGACGAGCTTTGAACTGCTCAATAGCTTCAGCGAGTTCCTCGGGGCTGAGAATGCCGTCGCGACGAGCAGTTTTCTTGGCAACCTTTTTTGTTTTCTTTGCCATAATGCTTTTTCCTCCTTTAAGCATATTTGTGTCACGGCTATCAATATTTAGCCGCGCTTGTTCTCCCGCTCTCGCTTCTCTTACGAGTGCAAGATGGTTGATTCGGATATTTCGCTGGATAGCATCATAAGGCTCACCGTTCCATTCTCCGGGCGTTTCATCAAGATCGAGATTGTATCCTAAAGACAGCTCTTTCAATTCCGACTCTCTCATTTCGTCCGTATCGTGGATAACTATTTCAGCCCTAACGTCATCGCCGTCCTGATACCCGTCTGATAAGATAGTTCCGATAGATTCATCGTGAACATTATTCTTATCAATCAAACCGGCGTCGTGAGTGACGATGATGGGCTTGCCTTTATATGATTCGAGGCTTTCCTTTGCAAATACCTCCTCCGGGAGTCTTAATTCTCTCCTGACTGAACCATCAGGGTTGTGATACTCGAATATTCCTATAGATGTCAAAATCGGTCGGTCTATCAAGTATCCTTCGTGCGTGAACATCGTCTGTCCTAGCGGTAAGCTGTCAAGACGGATCACTCTTTGCAGTTTGGGAGTCATTTGCGTTCCCCTCCTTTCGGAGCAAAATAAAAAGGACAATCATAAAGATTGTCCTCATTAATGCAGAGTTTGCCATTAAGCATTTCCTGCAATTAACTATAAAGAAAAGTTATCATTTTCGTGATATTAAGAAAATGATGATTTATACCGGAGAAGCCCGGCTATTAGATACATATTTCATTACTTCTACCTTTTGATATACCTTCCTATGGTGTTTTACCATACTTGTTTTGCCTGAATGTCCGCTGCCATCCGTAAAATCCGTCTCGCTCAACAATATCTGCTTCGCAGTTTTTGTTATGACATCTTCTTTTGGATCTGCAACATATACAAACAGTTTTTCCATTCTTATAACATATGAAAACCTTTATTTTTTCTTTTGAGCCCATTTGGATTTACCAAACCTTCCTTGCTAAATCCAATCGATACCCCAAGCGTCAACAATATCTCGGAAATCCTCAACATCGTGTGGAATGATTGTGTGTTTTCCGTTTGCGGGATCGAAACCAACGTGCCTAAGCTCGTGATACATGAGCTTTTCCATTTTATCCTCAGTGAGGTTATTGGTGTTCGGCTTATAAAACGTGATTACAAAGTCGTAGGGGAGGATAGACTTCAATTTGTCTTTGACTTTTTCTGTATCAGCGAATACCTTTCGTCCTTTGCTTTTCTTTTCTTCATCCGAATACTGATATGCAATTCTGCATCTTTCATCGGATAAATGGTGCAAGTTAGCGTGATCGTTAATGACTTTAGAAGCTATATCTTCTAATTTGCCATCAATATTATAATTTACTGACATTTTGTGCCTCCTGTTTTCTTCTAAAACCTGTGGAAATAATCCGAATGATATAATGTATTATTCAGATCGCTGTTTTATCTCCTACTGACATTGTTGCGTGGCTATATGTATGATTTTCCGAAGACCTTTATAAAATCAGTTTTAGTCCATTTATATTCAGACATAGCGTATCTTTGTGCAAATGCTTTAAGCCTGTATGATGTTTCTGAATTCATATGAACTGACTTCTTTCCGAATATATGACATTTGCTGTGATGCAAATAAACTTTCAGACCATATTCTTCAGACAGATCTCTGTAAGGGCCTCCAAAAATATGGTGTTCATCCAATGGTTCGAGATTTCTATTGCCCCCGCATAAGAAACAATAAGAATCATCTTTTTGCATTATACTTCTTGACATTGCAGCAGTCCCTCGAAATACGCAGTTCTTTCTAATGTGTCGGTTGATAGACCAAGCTCTCTGCATTCCTGAATTATCAACTCGATAAACCTCGACATTTGCTTTGTATCATATGCGCTTGAACCGTAATACAGAGCTACATCACAAAATGCGCCATCTTCATCGACGATTTCTCCGCACCACCCAAGACCGTTTTTACCCCAATTATCAATAAGTTTTTTGTAGGCTTCCTTTTTGACTCTGACAAAAGTTGAGTTTCCGCCTATATTCTTTATGATGTTTTGGTATATACGTTCTTTGGGAATAGAAAGGGTTTCTGCAAGTTTATCAATCATAACCCAAGCGTAAGCGTTGGCTGATAGGCTTCTTTTCTTGCGGTGCTTTTTTATTTCAATATCAAGAGAACCCGCATATATCAATTCGTTGGCGTCTTGTAATACATCTCTGCTTCCATCTATTTCCAGAGTAAGGATAGGCTTCCTTGTTTCGATATCGATTATTATGTCTTTGATTTTACCTGATACTTTCATACACTCACCTTTTGAAGGGAATACTTAGCGTGTCTATGTCGAACACCGGGATTGCGACACATCTACAACAGTAGTCTTCCCCAGGATGGCAAAATCTACCGGTATAAACTATTCCCATACTTTTGGTCTCGTACCACATTTCGGGGGGATCATCCCAACTGATTATCTTTCCGTCGAGCTCTGCGTGGCAATCTCTAACTCTACCGTCTTTCGATGTTGACCATCTGTATCTATCGCAGCCCGCGTCCTTTTGCTGCAACTGTGTTATTTGAGCGTTTAGGGTGCTGACCTGATCTCTAGCGAGCATTCTTGCTTTATTTCTGTTTACTCTGTACCGTTCTTGGATATCTTTTTGGATTCTGCTTGTGGTTTTACCTTCCAGATAGCCTTTTAGAATTATGTCGTGCATATCGTCCAAAGTAGAGCTGTGAATGCTTTGAATCTTGACAACATTTTCGTCAACCCACCGACGTATCTGTTCTGCGTAGAAATCTCCGTTATAGTAATCATCAAGAAGGTCAACACCGAGAGTGTCTTTAATTGCACGTTTCCATTCTCGGAGAGATGAATTCTTTGTAGTCTCTCCGACTTTTTCGATATAATCTCTAATACCGAAATCCTTGATTTTTTGCTCCAGTTCAAGGGATATATCCATAAACTCACGCTTGATATCGTTATCAAGATCATTGGCGTTATCGAATCTGGAGTCTCCGCGAAGTTGCTTCTTGTAGGATTTTATAACCTCCGGGAGGTGCTTTTTGAACGACTCGTTGAGCAATTTCATATACGAGTTCATCACTCTGGTAAACTCTCGCTCTGCTGATGCGGGGTACTTAGGAACTCTTCGACACCTTGCTGTTTTATTGCCTTTGAATTTCCTTTTTACAGCCTCTTTTGTAGCAAGTTGGTTTTGTAGGTTGTTCAAGCATATTCCCCCTTATACCGGTGGTTTTGCGGAATTTATGACATAAAAATAGCAGGGCATCGAGTGATGCTCTGCTGGATCTATCATTTTATTCGTTAGCATATTGTCTTGCCAAGAATAGTTACTATTTCAGAAGCGTTCTTTCCTCGTTCAGAAAGTTCAGAATCATCATCTAACGTAGCGACCGTTTCGACTTCTTCTATGGCACAACAAGGATCGTAAATTTTCTCATACAGTCTATCCTTGTCGAAGGTGGTAAGAGAATCAGAGTCAATTCCGAATTCCTCCTCGATAAATTTGAGGTGCTGTTCAGTCAGTTCTTTTACTGTATCAATCACTTGTTATTCCTCCTTTTCATAACGCTCACAACGGTTCCGCTTTTTGTGTCTACAACCATTCTGCAGCCCTTGGCTTCATAACACCTAGTTCTAGCTGTATTACCTGCGGTTGTCTTTGTTGTAGTCATAAGTCTATTGATCGACGCATCAGAGATGCCCCTGTTTGCTATACGATCAAGTGCATGTTTGGAAACTTTCTTGATTTTCACTCCGTCGGAAGTTTTCTTGCCTATGAGTTTTTTCTCAATCTGTGCCTTGCGTTCGCCCCATTTCATTCCTGGAACTCCGTAGTCGGCGTTTGATGTTTTCTTTACTTTTATCTTACTGGTTTTTGCTGATTTGTCAATAGGATTTTCTGAAATAAACGAATTTGTTGATGTTCTATCGTCGGCACTGTCCTCGCAATAAACTAAAGCGTTTTGGTTAACAACCATAGTATAACCAGTCGCTTTATTCTCGATGGCGTCGCAACCTTTGGCTGCTGCGTATTCCGGAACAGACATACTGTAAATAGATTGAGCTTTTTCTGCTATTTCTTTTTGCTGTTCCTTGGGAGCATCCCATATAGAATGAGAGACTTTGGAATATTCTTCAAATTTCTTTTTTTCGTATTCATTGTAGTCTCCTATTTTAGAACCAATATCAAGAGCAGCTGTTACAACTTGCCCGTTTTTGTGTCCTGATTCATTTTTTCTTCTGTTAAGATAATCTTCTGCCTCTGATTTTTTATCGCTAAAATATAGAGCAGAACCTAATGCTGATGAATTTTTTCCAGAAAGTTGTGCAGTCCCGTTTTTAAGCGATTTTTCTATTTCAGCTTGTTCTTCTTTACTTGAGGCAGAATATCCTCTAAATAAAGGTTTTAACCCATGATTTTTAATATACTGTTCGAAATTTTTTCGAGATTTTATGGCGGGTTTGGATCGTTGCGAGATAGGTTCGTGATTCTTTCCACCGACATCGCTTCCAGAGGGTGCTGAGCCTCCAACTTTTCCACTTACACCTTCATGTCCAAAATTGCCGCTTCCAGGTCCTCCGTCAAATATAATGCCGCTATCTAGAGTTGACATCAACAATTCAACACCATCCTTGAATGGCTGGAACAGGGAAGGGGAGAGCAATTCCAGATCTTCTAGCGAAATAAATTCAGGATCTTTGATTTCATCAGATGAGGTATACGGTTCTCCTATGTACTCTGTGCATAAAAACACACACGGAGTTAAACCGCTTGTGGCTTCAGTAGGACCGTAGCCCAACGGAATGAGCTCTTTGGGACTTATTCCAAATTCTTCCTCTGTTTCTCTAAACGCTGCCTGTACCGGGGTTTCACCTTCTTCGATATGGCCTCCCGGACCACATATCAATCCGCGACCTGAATCGTGCATTCTTGTGCCACACAGAATTTTGCCATCATTTATAACAACAACTCCAACTGAAAGCTTTTTTCCTAATTCATTGGGTTCGGATACGCTTTCTTCATCATCTTCGTTGTTTTCTCCATGTATAGCTTTTTGCGCGAGTTCTTCGTTTGTCATATCCTGTGGTAATTTTGTTGCCGCCGGAGCCGCTTCTGAAGAATTACCTTCAACGGGGTCATCTGCTTCCTCATCAGGGAAAAGTTCATCGTCGCTTATGTCATATTCATCAAGCATACTCTCGATATCAAACTCTTCGCTATCTGCCAGTTTTCTTCTAACCTCAGTGGGGTCTATGGCTTGCATATCAATGTAAATCTGCGCCGTAGCCGCTTTGGTTTGCTGGATTTGTGCTTTCTTTAATTCGAGGTCTGCTTTTTCGTCCTCAGATGTAGTCCATAAGGGGTTAAAGGAAATCTTTATCTTTGGAATTTCGTCGATTTCCCCTGTCGCTACACCTGCTTGAAAGATTATGGATAGTAAATATCTCAGATTGTTTTTTACTGTCCTTTTTTGAATTCTTCCAACGAAGCTGTACCAATTCTCCAGATCTGATTCTCCGGTAGAATTCATACCAGCCGGTGAACGTCCAAAGAGGATTGTCTGCGGAATATTCGTTATTGCAGAAAGATAGTTGCACGTTGTATCAATAACGTCAGAAACGCCATTGTATTGGAATTGCTTGAAATCATATTCCTCTCCATCGGCATCAAGGATAATACTGCTCAACAATCCTCGTGCAAGGTCAATCATTTGCATTCTTTGAACGGCGATATCCTCACCATCTTCTGTTGCAAGCAACTGCGCTAGATCTTTCATTTTGTAGACAGCCTGAACAGAGCGATCCAGCATTTTGGGAGCTATGCTGTGAGAAAGTTCCGTATCTCTTATAGCCCTTCTTATTCTAACGTACTCAGGAATTCCCCAAAATTCATAGTTTGAGTGAGTGGTGTTTTCGGGGAGCGTTCCGTTAGGAAACAACAGGCATCTACTTTCGTGAACTGTGAAATTACCGTATTTACTATAAATGTGATATCTTTCAGGGGTTCCAAGTCTGCTTGCTCTTGTTCTAAACGGATCATCTCTTTCGTAACTAAAAAGGGTGGAAAGATCCGGCTGAATAAGTGAGCGGTCGTAAACCCGGAGGTCATCTATAGACTGGATGTTGCTCCAATCAAGAGGTTCATCTATTCCTCTTCCATCGTTGATAAGCATTACTATGATTGAGCCGCCGAACAGCCTCGACCATTTTAACGCATTCATAGCAGTTTCTTCCCAGTCAAGTTCATCGAGTGCCTCGGTGCAGAAATCTATAACAGCCTGATCTGATACGTCATCAAGCTCGAATCCGTGCTTGATAGCCTCCTCTGCAGGTGCATCTATTATTTTAGCGAAAAGTCCATCGCCTTCGTAAAACTCAGTGAGCTGTTCATCGAGTACATCATCATCTCTTTGAAATTTATAGTTCTCGGTTGTGTCCATCTGAGTGCCGTATTTATTAATGAAGTTGACAAAACCGTCGTCACGGAAAGCAGGTTTCGGACAATAAGGACGAATAGCTTTTCCTGTCTGCTTTTCAATAAACCGTCCGTATCGCTTTGTCTGATTTACTGTTTTTTTCGCTTTATTGTCCATTTTGCTTAATTCCTCCTTCTTATATCAAGCTGCTTACATTGAATGGTTCTGTTGTTTCCAGTTCAGTAAATCCATTCGAAGCGGCATCTACCATATCTTTGAATTTGCTTTCAGGGAAGTTTTCTAATTGAAACAAGAACGGCTCATTCCAATCTCCGTAAAGGATATCAAAGTTTCCTGCTTGCCATTGAGCTGCCATAGGTTCCGCTCTGGCTTCCTTGCTTCCGGATTCAGCTACAGCTGTTACATTAAATCCTGCAAGGAATTTGATGTAAGATTGTGCCTGTTCTTTTCCTGCTTGTCCGGGATCTTTCGGAAGTCGAATTCTAACATTGCCAAATCGAGCTCTGTCTTTTTGAGCAGTGTGTCGTATGGTTTGTCGCACATCAGCAGCAGACATCTGTTTATTAACAACATCCGCAATGATGTATCTTCCGTTTTTCCTTTTTCCTATAAGAACTCCTGCTGTGTATGCAGGGTTTCCGCCTTCATCCTCAGCTGTAGCAGCTAAGTCCCAACAACGCACCCATCTAAGTACATCAGCAGGAAGAATTTCCAATATATCTCCAAGCTGCTCACGTTTGAAAAATAAACCCGAAGCAGCCTTGATTTTCCAGTTGCCGTGCAAGAGTCTCTCTCGCTCAACAACTGACATAGCTTTTAGGTTTGCTAAATATTGAGGGTTTTGCTTAAGCAATTCCTTGTTGTCGTAAATGCTGGACATAATAAACGTGACGGATTTGGGCTCTTGCTTTTCTTCTTCAGTTACAAGGTTGAACTCTTCCCAAAGTTCTTCCTTCGAATTAGCCCAGTAAAGTTTTTCGTCGCGTCTAATAAACCAACGTATTTTTCCGCTCCTCGATTCAAGCGGATATCCCGTATCTTTATCAATCCACCATTCGATGAATTTTGCTACCCAACTATCAGCGTCAGGGTTACACGTTGCTATGACGTGAGGTTTAACGCCGCAGGTAGACCTGTTACGAGATAGCATATAAAAAAACGTCTTTTCCGAGAAATGCGTAAGTTCATCAAAGCCTATTTCGCAAATCTGAGATCCTTGCCATTTATGAACATCTTCATCTCTTTCGATGTGAGCAAATGTTACTTTAGATAATAAATCACCTTTTGGTGATCTAAACCACCATTGACCTCTTGCAAATTTAGATTCAGCTCCACACACGCCTCTATATATTTTTTCTGATTCATCCCATAGACCTCCTTGCGCGAATATTTGGTTGAAGTTTCTACGGAATATCGTACAGCCAAATCCTGATGTGTTCTTATATCTAAGAGGGGACATCAATAATCCAAATGATTTTCCTCCTCCTGCGGATCCTCCGTATATGATGATTGACGCAGGATTTTGCAGCAGCAAGGTCTGAGGTCCGGGCTGCGGCTTAATTATCTTCTGCATCTAATCACCACCGTTATTCGCTTGGAGTTTCACTTTCGTCGGTTTTAGACGCTTCTTCGTTTTCCTCGCTCATTTCGCATTCTTTTTCATCTAGCATTTGTGGCATATAGATCACTACATCATTGTGACCGTCTTCGTCTGTTGTGTTGACCGAAACGTTCGCTCCATCAACTCCTCCAAGGGCGTTGACCTTTGCTTCAACCTCCAGATCCCGTCTACGTTCTGAATTGAGTGATTCTCTTTCTTTTCTGTTTTCTTCGGGTTCATAGCCGGCCATCTTCATCAACTTTTGATAAGCTTCAAGATTTCCTGACATAGCTAAAGTAAATAGCCTTGCTTGCAACGCAACCATATTGGTTAATGCTTCTTGCTCAACTCCAAGCTCTTTGAGGTTCTTTTTTAATTGGCCTTTGGCAGCTAATTCAAGAACATATCTTACAGCTTCTCTTGCGTTCATTTTCTGCCGTCGGACTTCTCCGGATTTAATTCCGCCTTTTGCTCCTCGCTCTTTTGCGGTTTCGCTGTCTCTAATAATATTGTCCTCAAACGCCTTGCTTTTTGAGCCTGTCTTTTTCTTTTTCGGTGTAGTTTCTTTTGCTTTTTTGGAGCTAGTTGCCTTTTCCGCTTTGCTACCGCTTTGAAGCTCGTCTTTTTTCTTTTCTTTTTTTGCCATATTTATTACCTCAAACAACATAAAAACAGCCCTTCCGTAATTTACGAAAAAGGCTGTTATAAGTGTTATTTTATAAAGTAAGGGTTAACCCCCATATAGGCGTATTATCGTTTCTACGCCTTTTTGAGCAATTTGGTCGGTATCCATACCAAGCTGTTGATAAAACCGTTTATGAACCATACATTCGTACCCTCGCTTCATATCATCTGAATCGGATTTATCAATGCCGAGCCGAAAGTCTTTGGCTATTCTAAGAGCCTCTTTGTACTTCCTCTCATTAACAAGCCGCCGTACCATATCACTCTTTCTTTCCATATTTCTCCTCCGGGCTGCGTTTGCCGTCGTCGTAGGGGAGAGGTCTCCGCCTTGGATTATGCTTGACTAAGCAAGCGTTTATATCTCTGTTCCAAGTGCAATCATCAAATAAATTCTCTTCCAGCGGGTTGAGAAGTCTCTGATCGTTTTCTATTGCGTGAACTGCATCTCTGCGAAGTGTATATTTTCCGTAGTATGTGTGCCAGTTGTACGCCCATTCGGGGAACTTGCCGTAGACCTTTTGACATTCATCTACCGGTTTGATAATCGGTATGCTTTCATAATCAAGAAGAGCGTCGAGTTTCATATCCTGATATGCAAGTATTCCTTCTTTCGGATCTCTACAAGTCCACATAAGAACGATGGCTTTAGCAACGTAGATTGTTTCTTCGCTGGGTTTTGTCGTTTTCTGCTCATTGGCAATGTTGAGCGCTGTGATTTCATCTTCTAAATGAGGATAATACACTTGTGTCATTTCGAATAGAAAATCCCAAAGAGCTTTTCTGCTTTTCTTGAACAACTGCATACACAGTCTCCCTGCCGTTACTACATCTTGGGTTCGTATAGCGCTATATAAAGCTCTCGACAATTCCTCTTTTGTAGCGGCAGTAGGCTGATCTTCCACCATTAGATTGCACACAAAGTAATCGGCGTCTCTGTTCTTTTTTGCCATGCACAGGAGCGAAAGAGCTTTCGAGAGGGCTTTTTCATCTCCTATTTCTGATAGAGCTAGGATTTCTTTGGTAATAACTCCAAAGCAATCCTCAGCAGAAATGACAAGGAACCGCTTTCGTAAGTACGGAGTGTACACAGGAAGCAGTTCCCATAAGCAATGACCGGCTATTTCATAATCACCTTTTCGGATAGCATTTTGCATCACGGAAGTGACTTCCCAAAAGCTTCGCCCGGTTCTTGTGTTCATTTGGTATCCCAAATTCATCATCCTTTCTGGTTATATTGTGCCGTGTTGGCTTAACTATATCTTACAATAAAATAGCCAAAAAGTCAATGAATACGGATATAATTTATAAAAATATTTTCAATATCAATGTAAATGTTTATCGTTTGACGTTGATATGAGGAACATTCTGCTTGAAGTTGTAAGAGAAATATTTTCCCCATTTTTGCTCCATAAGGTGGATGCTTGCAACCTGATCCTTGCGCTGTTTGTTTGAAGCTCCGCCTTCGTTTGTGTCTGTCAAACCCTTAGAGCAGAAATATTTGGGTTTGAGAATAATTCTATTGTACAGCAATTCTTGAAGCACTACATCTAAATCGTAGTTGTATTCCAATTCTTTATTGCACTTTGATTTGAATGTTTTTCTGTTAACCCACCTAACAGCTCCGGCCGTTCCTTTGAATGAAAATTCGCAATCATAGTTCCACGGTCTTATTGTAGGATCTGTAGCTCCGAATCCTATGCCTAAATCAGCCATAATCTGAGCTACACGTTCAAGCTCGCTTGTGATTACTGTCGGATCCTTGATATCTTCAGTGTCATACATTCTATAATAAAAATGATGGATGTCATCATCAAGAACTGCGATAATGTCCTCCGGAGCGTTATCTATTAACCATTGGTTAACTTCAACCATTCCGCAAATCTGATCGTCTTCGACAGCTTGAACTTTGATGTGGTCTGAATAGTCTTTTAGTGCTTCAACGTATTCTTCGTATTCGCTTTCTCGCACTATGTATGTTCCGTATTCCAGAAATACATGGGCGTTGCAGGTTTTTGCTCTTTTATAACTTGGAATATATATCCCGAATGTCGGTTGGCTCAATCTTTTTCCACCCCCTTGGAAGTTCAAAGCCACAATTCATTACATAATCAATAGAGCACATATTTATCGACGGCGGATTTCCCGATTGGGGATAAACCACCGGCTCGTAGTCTGAATATATCAATGCAATCTTGTTTTTTTTGTAATCTTCTTCTATGTGGTAGTCTTTCGCCGCTGTTCCGCTTAAATAAGCCTTCGCATTAAGCGTTTTACACATTTCTATTATCCTGGCATCTTTCCTGTTTTTAAGGTTCAAATCAGAAGAAAGAAAGAAGTCTCTATCGCATCCATCTCCAAATAGTCCAAATAATTCGCAAAACTCCAAGATACATTCAAGGTTAAACGATGCAAGGCTAGGATGTTTTGGCGATTCTTCTATAAGTTTTTCTATGACCGGATATGCTTCGCTGTAATGTTCAGCCTTGCTGTAAGCCATTTGAATCGTCTTTAACGTCTTTTTGATAAACTTGCTATCTACTGCAAGCTGAAGCTCATTCAGATTTACAGCGTGATAATGTATCGGGATCGTTATCCTTTGCGGACCGTTCTGGGTGAGGATAAGGTTGTAGTTGTGTCTTCCTCCCTTTGAATATTGAACATTATCGGAAAAAACGAACATATCGCTCTGAAATATCTTATAGAAATATCCCATCCAAGGGAAAAAATCAGGTTGGTGCGATGCTAGGATTCTGTAGTCTTTCGACTGATCGGGCTTCATACTGTATTCCACCTCCGGAACACACACTCAAAAGCCTCAGCAAGAGGATAGCCACCCTGAGCTCCCCGCAGCAAAGGCAAAGCCTTTATTGCTTCCTTTGATCTTGGGTGGGGAACAGGTCTAATGACGTTTTCGTAGGCCTCCAGTGCTTTTACCTTCGCTTCGACAGCCTCTTGCGACACCTGCACAAATGTATTCGGTTGAAAAACTTTAGTGGCGGGATTTATCGCCCAATCAGTAGATGACTGTACCTCCATAAGGTATAATCCTGAAAGCGGATTTATGTTTTCTCTTCCTCTCTGGAACAACCGTACTGCCTCCATACAAGATACAGCAGTCCAGTAGTGGTCGATGTTGACATCTCCAGGGAATTGCGTGAATACGTTATCGGGTTGAAAATCTCGTATTGCTTTCTCGATATCCATAACCATCTCTCGATGATCTGCATTGTGGAAGTTGCTGTCTAAATAGTTGCGCGGATAGCATTTTTCTATGCCTACGATCTTTTGGCTCTTTTTCAGATCTACCATTATCTTAGAGTAGTCATCCTTATATCTGGTAGTGTCGCAAGTGTTGAATACCAGAACCGCAACATCGTCACCTCTTTTAGTGGCGTCATATATAAAAGCTCCGGCTCCGAGGATCTCATCGTCAGGATGAGCTACAACAAATAAATGTTTCATCGACAAATCTTCACCGCCTTTTCAAGTGTAGAAACGATGTATTCCTGCTCTTTTGCGGTTAGTTCTGTGTGATAAGGGATAGTAAGCAACGGAGCATACATCCAATATGCTCTCGGATAATCCTCAATATCAAATCCGCAGTTCTTGTAGGCTGTCATCATCGGGAGAGGTTTGTAGTGTACGTTACAAGGTACGCCTGCTTCTTTCATCAGGTTATACACACTATTTCTTCGTATTTCCGCCGATTCTTCAAACCAATCATTTGTCGGAATGTGGATAGGGTAGAGGTGCATTGAACTTCTGCATTCAACCAGCCTGTCTATTTTATCAAACAAATAGCTTTTTCCGGTTTCGTTCTTTTGAACAGCGTAGCCATTGTGTTCTATAAGGGGCGTTAAGTTATCTGTCTTTGAAAACAGAGAATCGTATCTTTCTGTGACCTCGATTCTTTTTTCTTTTATTTCATCCCATCTATCTAATTGAGCAAGCCCCATAGCTGCATCGATATTCGTCATTATACTGTTATATCCAAACATCGCAATATCATATTCCCAGCCTTTGGTTTTATCTCTCGATGTCTGGCCGTGATCTCCTAGTAACCTGAACTTGGATTCAAGTTCTTCATTGTCTATGTCTTCAAAATCATCCCATACAACAGCTCCGCCTTCTCCTCCGGTTGTAATGCATTTGAGTACATGGAACGAGAAACAGGTAAAATCAGCGCACTGGCCGCTTATCTTGTCTCCTAGCTCCGCTCCGAAGCTGTGAGCAGCGTCTGATATAATAGCCACTCTTCCTATAGATTTCTGAAGATCATTATTCGGTTTGAAAATATCTTTTTTTGAGTTGACGGCAGCCATAAGAGCTTGATAATCGCACATCTTGCCTCCGATGTCAACTGGCATAACCGCCTTGGTTTGCTCTGTGATAGCTGCCGCCACCTTCTCGTAATCCATCTCGAAGGAGGAGCTTTCGAGATCAACGAATACTATTTTAGCCCCTACATTTCTAATAACCTCTGCGGTAGCGGTATAAGTGTAGGGGGTTGTAATTACTTCATCTCCGGGACCTATTCCGAGTACACGGAGAGCCATCTCCATAGCTCCTGTACAGCTGTCGAAAGCTACGGTCCTACGAACGCCGCAGAACTCAGATACTCTTTCTTCAAATTCTCGTACATACGGTCCACTTGTTAGCCATCTTGTTTTTATGGCTTCTTTTATTTTTGATAATTCTTGTCTTGAAATATCTGGAGTAGAAAACTTAATCTTCTTCATAAGTTTCATCCTCCATTTCCTCCGCTTCTTCTTCGCTGAGGATTCTTGCTTTCATTTGGTCGTACCAAATTGCTCTGCCTTTTATCCTTCTGGTTTTAGCGACCTTAACAGTGCCGCCTTCAATACCTAACTTTCTAATTAAATCGTTGTAGTCGAGTTCATTCCTACAAGCTATTAAAACGTAGTCGTAATGTTCGTAATGGATGGGCTCCATATCCTTGATCGTTCTCTCGTCAATCGTTTTTTTCTCAACTTCTAGGTCTAGCTTAAAGCTTCCCATCAGGTCAGCAGTCCAATCCCCGAGTTCTTCGAGAACCCATTCTCCGGCGTGACTGTTCAATTTGATGTTGACGTATTTCTGTTCTGCAACGGTGTAACCAACAAGCATTTTACAATCAACAATCTTGTCAGGATCTTTCTTTTGAAAATACTTTACTCTTTGATTTCCTCCTAACACTTGATTCTTTTCGTTGATAACAATGATGTCAAAATCACCATATGTATCAAGGGATTGCTCTAAGTCTTCTCTTTTTTGTTTTGAGATCTTTCTTGGATTTCCAAAATCAAGCTTCAGATCTCCAACTCTGCGTTGAACAACTTCAATTCTTTTTGCCATTTCTTGTGCCTCCTAACAGAAATGAAAAAAGCACCACATTCTTTGCGGTGCTCATTTAGGAATTAGCGTCCCCTTACGCATTTTCCATAATTTCCGTTATACACTATACAGCCTTTCAGTCGTGTTTTTCTATGATTTTTATACTATTTTTATGTGTATTTGTATATTTAACTGAATTTGTGTGTTTTTTTAGGAAAAATAAGGATTTTACATGATTTGTGTTTTTGATAAATAAAAAAGCAGAGGATGCTTGCTGCATTCCTCTGCCTAGAAGATATTTATTATGAATTGTAAACCGATCCGCAATACGGACACTTTGAAGTTTTACCTTTTATTCCTTCAAACGTAGCGCCGCATCCCGTGCATCTCATAG